GCGCAGTCGCTTCGGCTCGGAGTATTTTGCGCCGCTTTGTATGCGTATTGCGCGGCAGGATTGAAAGACGATGCGGAGGTCGATGTCGGCAACCTCGCGCGGATCGACGCCGAACGTGGCACCGTATTCATGACAGATTGACGCAATGGCCGGGATCGGTGGCAAGCGGTTGTCAATTGACGTGCCACCGTATTGAGACGACGCCGGCGAATCCTCAAGCGCCGATCCGTAATGATCGAAAATGTCGGCAATCATTTGATCGGCGTCGGTTGCGTTTGCGACGTGCTTAACAAATGCCTTGCGCTTTGCTTCGTCGCCAAAGTACGCATGATGCCGCCAAATGTATGCTGCAATGTCGCCCGCTGTCGGTTCGTTGCCGACGATGAATGCGTTGGCCGATAGTTCCAAATCAATCATTGAGCGCAATGTCATAGGAGCGACCTCAACGTCACCAATGGTAAACGTCGGTGCGCTGGACCATGCGTGCAAGCGGTCGTTCTCGATCTGACTGCGAATCGTTGCGTATTTACTCGCCGCCGTCGCTGTCGCTGTCTGCTTCGGTAGGCTCATTTGTGAGGATCGCTTTATTTCGCTGGATTAGATCGTCGGCGACGCATTGCGCGACTTCGGCGGTCGAACCGATGGTCTTTATTTGACCGCCGATTCGATACGCCGCTGTCAACGTGATGTCAATTGCGTCGGCCATTATGCTGCTGGAACGCGGGATACGACAAGAACGCCGATTTCAAACACGTCGGCCTCGTCTTTAGATCGGTTCGCTTTGACATTTAGAATGCGCAGAGTAGAAGTTGCGCCGCTCGCGTCGTAGTCGTGTGTAAACTCCATTCCAGCTTCCGGGAAAGCGGTTGCAGTCGTCGCTTTTTGGAGCGTCATTGTGCCTTCAATAGGATCGCTGGATGCGCGTGTTTGCTGCTCGGCCCAATCGCCATATTCGTCGGTGCGATTGATGCCGCGCGTTGTTTCGCTTTCAATGTCGATCGAATCGGCGATATAAGTCACCGCGTTGATCGTTACAATGTCGAGTCCTTGCGGGAAGTTTGCAGGTGTGGTAGATGGTAATGCCATGATTTATTTGGGTTGGATTTATTAAGGGTGATTGTGTCAAGTTTTACGCAATACGGAATTGCATCGCGTAGTTGAGAGTCGTCATTTGCGAGTCCGTGTCATTTTCGCGGTCCGTGCTTGTTGGCGTGATTTTTGTCGGCGACAATGCACTCGGCCAATTGGTCGAGAGCACGGTTGCGTCGATTTCTTCCAGTGTCTTGCGCACTGTTGCGACTAGCTCGCGATGCCGCGACCGAAAGTTGCCACTAGCAGCCGTTTGATCGTTCGGCACGCGCGGAGTATGTATTTCGACCGCAATCGTGCCGGCGTAGTTATCGTAAATGCCCTCCGCGTTTTGGTGCTCGTCGCTGATCGGCCCGCCAGCGTCAATTTCAAGCGTTATGCGTTCGTCTGGTAGTTCACCTTGCCCGATGTCGTCGGCGACGCGCAGCGCCAATCCTGCGGCGTCAAACAGTGTTTTAAAGCCCGCCTCAAGTGCGCTTTCAAAGTCGTAATTGATTGTATCCATAAATGTTTATTTGGTTTTTAAGCCGGACTTCTTTGCGTCAACCTCAACCAGCTTTTCAAGCCGCTTGACCATCGCGACCATGCGGAAGCGTTCGACTTCATTTAGTCTCCTAAATGCTGGTTCCAGTCCTTTTTCATATACTTTAAAAGAAACAGTCGTTGGGTTTTTTGTTATCGTTATCGGAGCGTAAACATAAGCAAAATGCTTAAATATCCACTTAGGCGGCTTCGGCCTTCCTAATTTGACAGCAACTTTTGCGAGTGATGATTTTGCAATGCCTACGCGACGCCATAGGGTAAGCCTTACTTTGTTCCATATTTTGTCAGTGATCCACATTCTGTCGCGTGCCGTCCAACGCCCGATTCTAGGGTCTTTCCCGCCCTTTCCGCTATGTTTTGCTCTACCGCTCGATGGTCGCTGTTGTTTCTCGTGAAAGTCCATAGCTTCATCTATTGAACTCCAGTTGATATAATCAACGTCGACAACATAAGACCGCCCTGTTTTCGTTCTTAAAGTCTGTCTGATGTTTCGTTTTTTTCCTGTAACGTCTGCTAAAAATTGCAAATATCCGATTTCGCGAATGCGAAACATTGTTTTCATGTCGGATAAAATGGCGCTTTTACCAGATGCTAAATTGCCGCCATAACCTTTACCGCTAAGCCTTGGACTTCCTTTAAACGGCGGAACTACTTTGCATAGTGTTTGCGCAAGCATCCCAGCTTGATCCTTTACGAATTGTTCTTCATCAAGCTTGAGCTTCTTAACAAGCTTCTTCGCTTGCGCTCGGTATAGTGTATCATCGACGCTGAAAGTTTGCTTACTCATCGCGCTTGTTTATTTCAATGTCCCATGATGAATTGTCGCCGGACTCGATTCCCGTGATCGTCCAGCGTGTGCCGTTCGCTTTTGTAATCAATTCATTGACCATTGGCGGTGCGCCCGGCGTAAACAATGACTTGCTGACGGTCATCGCGTCGGTCGTCTTTGTGTCGTAGCCTTGTATCTTGTCGAATTCGGTCGGCGCAGTCTCGCCGCGAAACACGCCGCGAAACGTGCCGGCGTGATTGCTCATGGTGAACGATTCGCCCATCGTTGAAACGGCCTCGTTCACTCCTGCGTCAATGTCATCGAAAAAACTCATGCTTTAAAATAGGTGCGGCCCGCCCGATATTGAGCGAGCCGCGTTGGTTGGTTGGATTAGGGGTAGGAGATTATTTAGTCGCCTTCTTAGCTTTCGGTTTTTCAACCGGTGCATCGACTTTCTTTTGCTTTTGCAATTGGCCGCGAATTGTCAATTGCACTTCGCCCGCTTCTTTGCATTCAGCGTATGCTTTTGCTGCATCGTCCGCATCTTCGGAAAGCGCAAGAACTGTAAGTTTGCCCTTCGGCGATTTGTGGATTGCTAATGATGGTTTGAACATATTTTAGAAAGGTTAAAAGAGCGGCGCACCTAAATGCGCCGCTCAAGTTAATGGTTAGGCAGTTGTTACGCGCACGCCGTAGTCGACGCCCTTTGCAACTCCATAAAGAAGGTTGCAATTGTAGTAAAGCACGCCTTCGGAATCGTACCAACGGCGGAACTGGACCGGCAAGCCGAGTCCGGGAATGACGACTGTTTCAACTTCGATACCCGCTTCGCGAGCCATCTCCGCGTCAACTGTGCGGCCAGCCATGAGAAGCGAATTCTTTTGGAAGGCGAACGCTGCGAGGTTTTCCCCGTTGGCGTCTGCAATGTCAGTTTCGTAGCTGTCGAACTTGGCGACGCGAGGCACGTTGGCTTCGGCCTTGTCTGAACCCATACCCGGAAACTCTGCGCTGTTAAGAGTCTTAACAAGCGAAGTGTAATAAGTTGGATTCATAAAGATCGCGCGGTCCATTTGGCTCGCTTTCTTTGTTTCGGTCAGCGTTGCGCCAAGATCGACAAGCGAATCGCGATCAAAGTTGGCCGCTGTGATTGTCGAACTGGTTGCGAAGTTGGCCGCAGTAACCAAGTTCCAAACATCGCCGAAAACCTTATCGCCCAACGCTTGCAATGCAGGTTGGATAAAGAGGTTATTTAGATTGATGCTGGACTTGCTGCGCTCTACGTCGGTAAAGCCGTAGGTGAAGCCGTAGTGAGTATCCAGCGTGATAGTCGCGGCAGTCATTGCAACGTCTGCGGCGGCGCTCTTGTAGCCGGCCGACATATCGGCGGCGGTTGGTTTGGTAGGGTAACGGGTAGTTACGGACTCGCCAGCGTTACGAATATCGTTGGAAAAGTCGGTTGTCAGTGCGGCAAGTGGCGCGAATAGGGTTTGAAGCCCATTCAAGCTTTCCTGCGCGATTTCGGCGAGGTTAACGCCTGCGATTGTATTAGCCATAGTTTGTTTTGGTTATTGGGTTGGGTGATTATTAGTCGAGAACGTGTTTGTTCTCTTCGTAAAAGATATTTTTTCCTTCGTAGTCGCCGCGCTTGTCAAATTCGCGATACTCGGCCCAGAATTGCTCCTCGGTCATTTTGCCTTTCGATCCCTGTTCGCCGTTGTGCTTTTCCGTCTCGGTTTCGATTGGCGGAACTCCGGACTCGGCAAGCAACTCGGCGGCTTTGTCGGAAATCGCTTGCGCGGTTTGCTCGGTCGCTTTGACAAGTGCGTCGGCGTGTTCGGATTTCATTGTTTCAATCGTTTGATCGTTCGCTGCGATGATCGCGTCGCGCGCTTCAATGTCGGTTGCAAGCTCGATTGCTTTCGCGTCGAGTGCTTCGATTTGCCCGTCGCGGTCCTTGAGTTTCGCATTGAGTGATTCGATTTGGCGCGCTTGGCATTCAATCTTGATTCCGTCGATCTTCGCCTGTGGGACGCTTGCAAAATCTTTGAGCGTTTCCATGTCGCCAATCGAAGCTGCGGCAAGGTTTGCACCTTCGATAGTGTCGATAAATCCGGCTTCGAGTGCTTCTTCTGCCGTGTAGTAAGTCGTGGCGTCCATTGCGGCGTCCAGTTCTTCGACACTCAAGTTTGATCGGTCGTAAGCGTTGCGAATATTGTTTTCCATCTTGTCAAGCAAGTCGGCATCTTTGCGAAGTTGCTCCGCGTCGCCTGCGCTCATTGTCCAAGGGTTGTGAATCATAAACAAGCCATTCGCGGCCATGTGGACTTCGTCGCCAGCCATTGCAATAACCGATCCCATCGAGGCGGCCATAGAATCAATGTGCGTGATAACTTTTGCGCTATGTCGTTTCAATGCGTTGTAAATTGCATTGCCTTCGACAATCGAGCCGCCTCCGGATTGCACTCGCAGATTGATCGTTTCAACGTCGCCGAGCGCAGTCAGTTCGTCAATAAAGTCTTTGGCCGTGATGCCCCATCCGCCGATATTGTCGTCGATAGAGATTTCGGCTTCGGTGGACTGTGCGCCCTCCGCGTCGGTTTTGCGGCTCATTGCGAACCATTTGTTTTGAGTATCCATGATATAGTGGGTTATTGTGTCAAGTTTTGGTTATTGTCGTCGTCGGATTCCGGCGGAATGTCGCCGGGTAGAAGTGATGTGCCAAGTCGAACCGGGTCGATTCCGGCGGCCTTGGCGATTTCGTCGCGTCGAGCTAAATACTCCGCGCGCTTTTGGGTCCATTCAATCGGATCATATCCACGACGCGCGAGGATGTCGTTTTCCGATGCAAGCCCGGCGCGCAAGTCATCGCGGTCCGCTTTGCGGCTGTTGCCGTCATCGACTGTAAACTCGCGCGGCTTCGTGAAGCTGCACTTCATCCAGTCCGCCGGCAGCTTGTAAACGCCCTGCTTCGCTCGCTTAGCGATGATATACAATGCAATCCGCTTGCGATAAGCGGTAATCACGTCCACGCGGTCGCATATCGCGTCGTTGATGTCGCGCTGGAATGCACGGACGCCCGCGCCACCGACGGCGGAACTGTCAAGCATTTCGCGACGCCAGCGAAGCGCAAGAAATGCACTCGCTTCGATCTTGTCGCTGAATTTGAGAAAGCCGTCGCTCGGTCGGTTTGACTCGTGCGCTTCAAGCGATGCAGAGTTTTTGAGATAGCGAATCAATCCGCCGTTGATTAGTTCAGACTGGAACGGCGCATTGCTCGCCCCGCCTTGTCCGTTAATCAATGCGTTGCCCATGTCGCGCTTGCCTGTCTCGTTCTTTTCCTTGAGCGTC